GGAAATCTTTGATAACTATTACCAGCCCAAACTATCTCTCCATTATCTTTAAGGCTACTACCTGCATGAAATCTATAAATAGTAGTAGCACCATGCAAATCATTATCAAGTTGCAAAGTAAAAAGTTCAATTATTGCTGACGGATTTGTACTCTGAAGATTGCTAACAATAGCAGAACTGCTCATGGTTCAAACACCTCTCTAAATGTTGTTTGGATCGTAGCTCTATTGTTATATGGTATAGATTTTGACCAAGTTTCGCAAACATATTGACCAGCACCAGATAAAGTAATCGAAACATTTCCACTATTCGTAGCACTGGCAGCAGCAGTGACAGTAAATACATTAGAATCAGTAACCGAAGCGACAAGAAAAGTACCATCAGTTGCCGATCCAGTTGTGTAATCAATAGTAAGTTCATCTCCTACAGCTACACCATGACTTGTGATCGTAATTGTTACTGTAGTTCCCGATTGAGAGTAAGTTCCTGTTTTTGTAAAGCCTTCTCCTGGTGGGGTAAAAGTAAAGCTAGCACTGTCATTTGCTCTGCTGTCTAAGAAGCCTTCTATGGTGTCCGCATCCGTTTCTGATACGTTAAAAGTAAAGTTGTAAACTTTTGGATTTTGATGTGCAGCAAGTCCAAATAATATTCTATGCTCATAACCATCAGCAAAACGAATTGTTTTAGTATTTGGTGCGGATCTTTTTTGTTGTCCGTATGTTGGCGTAATTGATGGGAAAGTAGCCATTATGCAAGTAAACCTCCAGGTCGTTTTTGTTTAATTAATTCTGTCTCTATAGCTGCTGATAATGCAACCCCTAATGCTCTGCCTTCTTCTTCATCTCCTTCCACATTAGAACCAGAAGCATCTACGTTAACAACAACACTTGTAGATCCTCCACCCAATTGATGATTTGGTGTAATCATTCCAGAAGATCCAGGAGTGAATAGTTCTGGCCCACGTTCTCCAACTATATAACTTCTACCTCTGCTAACTGGCCCACCTTCTGCCCTGAAAAATCCACCAATCCCAGGAAGTCCACCAAGAAAAGCATTTACACCAAACCTTATAAGCGACCTTTGTATTTCTGAAAATACACTGCGAGCAACATCTCCAAGTGTTTTGGTTCCGTTAATTGCACCTTCAATAGCACCAACTATTCCTGTTTCTATACTGCTGGCAATGCTGTCGTATAAATCTTTTACCTTTTGTATTTCTTCTTGCTCTTTAGCTAAAACGTCTAATTGATCTAATTTTTCTTTTATTTGATCCTTAGTTACACCTACAGTGCCTTTCATTATTTCTTGTATTCTCATTTCAGTCTCAAACTGTTTTTCTGAAAGCGTATTTTTTAATGTAGCTTTTTCAATCTCTGCATCTAAATCTGCTAAACGATCTACACCTAATTGACCCTCTGGTGTTAATTTTTTACCAGATTTACCTTTAGAAATAATATTCGGTGTCTGTTGAAATATTCTTAACATCTCTTCTTTTATTGCCGTAGTAATTGGTCCAGAGCTTTTACCTCTCGTTCCTCTTAATTCTGATAATCGTTGTTCAAAAAATTCTTTTTGCGACCCTTTTAAACTTCTTCTAAACTTTCTAAATTGTGCGTCTGTTGCATCGGCAGATAAACTCTTGTTTAAAAACTCTAGTAAATCCGTTAAAGGACCAGCTATAAACGCATCAAATTTAGTCTTTAATATTCCCATGAGTCTATTAAATTCACTAGATACCTCGTTTAGTTTTCTTAAGTTCTCTACTCCTTTACTGCCTACTATTTGCTGATATTCATTAGATAATAAATTATTTAACTGCTGTATCTTTCCCTGTCTTTCTAATTGACGAGCCAATTCTTCGGTTTCGTTTGATGTAAATAATGATCGTTCTCTTGCAAGCTCTAACTTTCCATTCAAAGTTCCCATTTTCTTAGCTGTTTCAAGAGATGCTTGACCAATTTGTTGTAGCTGAGAAACTAATGCCGTAGCTGCAATAGAACCAGCAAAACCACCACCAGGACTTGCTGCTTCGCCTAACGCACCACCAATAGCTCCTGGTATGGCTTGTCCTAATCCACCTCCGAATAACAAAGGAAAACCACCACCAATAGCAGCACTTTTTATAATTGCCTGTCCTCTACTTTTTTCTAACCTTCTTTGCTTTTCTCTTTCCCTAGCTAATCTTTTCTCTTCCGCAACTCTTTCTTTAGCTAAACGTAAATTTTCAGCATCCTGTAAATTTAATAGCTGTGCTTCGTTTACTAAATTTTTTGCAGTCCTAAATTTTCCAGCTTTTGCTAATTGTTCCGCTTTATCTAATTTATTTCTTCTTTCTGCTGTTTTTAGTCCAAATCTATCTAACTCATTCAGTTTATTTCTTGTGCTTTCAATAGACTTTAGTACTGTTAATTCTCTTCCTCTTCTAAATATTGGATCTTTTTTATTTCTTTCTTTAGCTTCCTTTTCAAACTTTTTTAACTTACCTTTTAATTGGTTAAGTTCTTGCTCAAACTGTTGGGCATCTAGCTTGATATTAACTTCATAAATAGCATCAGCCATCTAATTATGTCGTTTAAGTTTGGATTCTTTTCCTATTCTGTCATATTCTGCCTTTTCTCGCTCACTTTTTAACTGTAAATATGAACTCCAATATATCAATTCCTCATAAGTTACCTTATTTCTAAAATCTTGCAGAGTATAGCCTAGCTTTTCACATAAGAAAAACTGTAAAAATAAATTGTTATCTTCGTCAAGATGTACTTTTAGAGTTTACGGTATCTACCTCCTCCTCTACTCCTTGCATTTTTAACATCAAATCAGTAAGAACAGTTAAAGGAATTTCCCTTCTTAATGAAGCACGATCTCCTTCGCTAAATAACTTATTACCATTCTCATCTTCTGCTTTATTCATTATGACCTGCAAAGCATACTCTAAACTCTCAGTATCATTAGCTTTGTTCATTCCAGCAAGTGTTTTATATATTGCTTCTCTATCTGCAATAGTTAAAGGCTTCCAATAAATTTCTAAGATTACTACATTTTCTTTTTTAATAATGTAACGACTGCGATTGTCGATACAAAATGCTTCTTTTAACTTGTCAATAGCTCGTTTGTCAGCCATAAATTAATTTTTTGTACTACTCTAATATACCTTAAGATTGCTTATCTGTCTTAAAACCAGCAGATAAAAAACCTTTAGTTATATCAGTCTTAAGAAATTGGTTGTGCTCTGTGTACACCTTATACCAGTTTGGGTTACGATCTCTGGAACTTAATTTATGTTCTTTTCCATGCTCCTCATAAGTTACTGGATTTCCTTGTGTATCAGGCATTGTGGCATTAGGTCTATTTACAGCAAAACCAGCATATTTAGCTTCGTTTCCTATATATACATCGTTACCTAAACCTACTGGTGGAACATTAGGTAAACCTGGTAATCTACCTGTTTTTCCTGGATAGTCGACAACTTCCATAGGAGTTACTGCCCCACCTGTTGTTCTTTGTGCTTTACTACTTGGAGGAGAACATTGAATTTCGTTATTATTTTCTCTGTCATTAAATTGACTTGGTAATTGTTGGTCTTTACGTTCTCTTGTTTTATCTTTCGTTGGTTTTACAGGACTCGTAGATATTTTCCAACTTTGTGCAAAATGCCCTGACCACCACGGACCATCACTTTGAAGTCCATAAACTATTCTTGCTGCTGCGTTTGACCTAGCAACTTCAGCTATTTGCCGTATATCATCTGGTAATTGTGTGATAGGTCTACGTTTTCTAACCATTGGCACTAAAGTTGCAGCTTACAACACTAAGAAAGTGACTGTCACCCTCTGTAGTTACTGCTGTAGGTCCTACAATTTGTGAAACTCTTGGAGTTACTGAAAATGTATCAGTATAATCTGAAGCATTAACAGAAGTAAGACCTGTAATTACCGATTCTGATATTGCAGATGCCACAGCAGATCCTTTATGAGGAGGAGTCATTATACCGCAACGAACTGAACCTTGATAATAAGTTTGGGATGCTCCTTGCGGTTGTGCAGTAGCTTGAGCAAAGTTAATATTTACCATTACATATTTTTTATTTTTACCAGGTGTTGTAAAAGGCATATTATCAAATACAACTGTAACTGTATTATCAGCGTTAGTTACTGCTGTTTTTATAGCTGTTTCTATGGCTGCTCTGGCATTTACTAATGTCATTAGAAAACAATCCTTAAACGAAACAAATACTCTTGACCACCTTTTAATGTTCTAATATCCATTATTTTAGCAAACCTAGTAGAACCAGAAAAAGTAAGTGATATTTCATCTTGTAAAACAGGTTGGCTATCGCCTATTTGGTCTGGGGTAATGTATAACCTAGCAGTATTTTCTTGAAAACCACTTTCTTCATCTGAATCTACAAACTCTATTGGAGCCTTTATTGTGTACGTAACGTCAGTAGTAGTTACAGCACCAGTAGATGCGTTATAAGAAGGAGATGTTTTTCTTATGTACGTAATCTCTGTGTCTAATGAGTCTCCTAGTTGAGACACTACCTGTTTAGCTACATTTTTTAGCAGTGAATCTAGTTGTCCTGCCATTATCCTCTAACCACCCTAAGTTGAAAACTACCAGCACCACCAAGCATATATGCTCCAAGATAACTTTGTAGCCACGGGTAAACATCAAGAATATTATTTACAGATCCAGTTCCCTGACTTGCAGTATTGT